ACGTGTACTGCTGTTGATTCTGGAATCCGGCGAGGTCGTTGACGATGGCGTTGTTCTGCCCACCTTGGTTGAACGTGCCTATATCGGAGCGAGACTTAGACGCCCAGTTGACGTTGTCCTGCATCTTGGCCGTGATAGCCGCAGCACGAGCAGCCGCAGCTTCTGGTGTGTCGGTGTTCGTGTGTAACGCATCGCGGTTGGCTTGCTGCATCGTCCGCAGTTCGGCCATACGCTTATTGATTTCATCGGCTACCGGCCCCGTGGAGGTGGCACCAGTCATGATGAACGTGCCTAAGCCGCCGTGGTTCTCAGCAAGCATCTTTTTGACTTCGGATGCTGCTTTATCTGCTGAGTCGGCAAGACGATCCGCATTGATACGGGCTTCATCTATTGCTAAAGCGAGGTTGTTAGCTGGCTTGTGTTCCAGCTTGGCAATTGTAATCTCTAATTCGTCATTGGTCTTACGGAGAGAGTCAACACTCAACTCCATTGGTGCATCGATCGATTCCCAACCCTGCTTTACTGCATCCGGAAGTTTGACCGCCGTCTCATACATCTCATGCAGAGCAGAGACACCTTTAACAATGGCATCTCCGAACGCAAGAGCGCCAACTATCGGGAAGGCTATCGATGCAACGGCATTGAATGCTGGGATGGATGAAGCGAACGCCTCAGCCGCACGAATGGAGCCTGTACCAGAACCTGCTCGTATCAAGGCCGATGCTTGCATCCGGTTAGATATGGGAGAAGCGTCGTTGCCCTGTACGCTAGTGACTTGGGAGAGATTCTGTAACTCAGAGGCGACTTGTTTCTGTTTAGCCGATACGCGATCCAGTGACGCAATGATGCGATTGGCGTTCGTGTCGGTCACATTAGCGAGCCGCATTGCAGCTTGCATCTGAATGCCGGTTAGCTGTTCAGTGGATGCTCCGTTACGTTTTGCGGCCTCTAGTTGCTGATTGAGTGAATCAACAATCTTATTCTTGGCATCGATAACAGCCTGAGCCTGCTTCGTGACGGATTGAGTCGCAGCGTCAACGTTGGCACGGAACTGTCCGGTCTGAGCATCGAATACAACTTGCACATTCGCGGGCATTCGTTATTTCTCCATCGCGGCTTGAACAGCGGCGGTCATGATCGATTCGTATGTTGTTACAGCGGCTTCCTCTGTCTCATCCTGTGCAGTTCGAATGAAAGGGTTGGCCTCAGTGCGTTTCTCGCCGGTCTTTGCTCGCGCATTGACGTGACCGTTCTCTATCCAGTTAGCAACGTCTTTGCAGACTTGCGTAGTTGGACCGATAGTGACTCGGGAAACATCACCGGATAAGACCTGTGTATCTTGTGCTATATGGACTCTTGCCTTGATTGACGCGGCTAATTGACCAGGGGCGAGGATTCCCTCTGGAACACCGGATTGCACTGGCGTGAGCGTGACAATAGCTTCCTGCACCAGCTTTCCAACTTCGTTTAGTGCTGTACGCTCTGCTTGATGAAGAACATCACCGGATAACGAATTGAGCTTCGTTAGGAGGTCTTGGTATTCATTAGCCATGTTTCTGTTGAGCCTTTTGCTTCGTCGCTTCTATGAGCACACGGAGATTGAAGTCAGACAGAGCTTGCATCTGTTCTTCCGTCTGAGGGGTGCGCTCGACACGCTGCTGATGGTTAGGCATGAAGTCGAGTGTCGAAACACCCTTCTCCGGACGCAGCATCGAGTAATTGATAACGGCAGCCGTGGTGTACGCATGGCACATCTCACGATGTGTCAGTGCCTCGCGGTGACGTTTCTCAAGAAGAAAGAACTGGCGAGGGGTCAGTACGCCGAACTCTGTGTCAGTAAGCCGGAGGTCGTAACGTGCTATTGCCCAGAGGTGTTCTACGCTCAGGCTGTTGGAACCTGAGCCTGATCTTCCCCCGGCGTCTTGTCCTCATCTTCGTTAGAGCTAACGCTGTCATGCCATGCAGAGAGAACCGCTAGCCACACATTGTGAAGGTTGCGAGGCGTGATGAGCTTGCCCGCTTCTTCAATCGTGAAATCAGGTTTGTCTTTGAGGATGCAAGCCCACAGCAGGCCGCGAAGGTTCTCAGCGGTCGGATTTGAAATCGACGCTTTGAAAAGATCAATACCAGTTGCCTTCTCAGCAAGCACGATAGAGTTCATGTCAAAGCAAAGGTGATACTCCACCCCACCGACTATCAGAACAACGTCGGGTAGGGTGGTATCAGTACCAGGGACTCCGAATACTTTACTCATGGATTAGGCTGTGGGTGTTGGGATGGTGTCAGTGATTGGACCGGTGATCTTGACCGTTGCTGAGATGGTCGCAGACTTATCGAAGGCATCAGAGAGAGTGTATTCAGTGATGTAGCCAGAAAACTCGCGGGTAAAACCGGTGGAGTCGCCAGTCATAACCGGAAAGACCAGTTTGCATGTGAGCAAGGTAAGCGCGTTGAAAGCGGCGGCTAACGCAGTTTGCCCAGCATCGTGAGGATCGAAGACACCGCTTATGGCAACCTGACCGGAATCAAGCAGCGTAGGAGCGAACTCCCTGTAAGCAGAGGGTGAACCCATGTTGGAAATATCTTCGGTATCCATCTTGGTGCCGGAGAACGAGACGGTCTTTAACTGAGCGACGGGAGTAAATGTGGTGCCATTGGTGGACAGAGAAAATACTGAACCCTGACCTAATACGAAAGCTGTTGACATAATGTGTGTGCCTTTTGCGGGTTAAATGGGATCGCCGCGCTTTGAAGGCGCGGTGTGGTGAAACGAGGAGGTTGTTAGGTGGGGTTACTGCTGGGCGTAGACGATGCGGTAGTCAGTCGATGTGCGGTAGAGGCGTGTGTCTTGGCTGTATGAGTCGGTTACATTCACAACCCAACATGCTTGTACTGGTATCCCATTGGGCAACGTACCCGCATAGCCTTCCAGCGTGAGCCGGATAGCATTAGCAAGGTTCTTTACGTCGGCATAGTCCGAAGCAAAGCAATCGAATTGAACGCGGGTCTTGATGCATCCGGTAGAACCGTCATTGGTGTAGTCGGTGACAGACGAGATGGTCTGATATGTCGCAGATGGTGGCAAAGATGTGGAAGCAATCAGCGAATCCGGAAGGATAAGCGGATAGAGACGGTTTGTAGCTAACGCCGTGAAGCCAGCATTCGCTGTGATGAATGAGTAGAGACCTGATTCGAGCATGATTATTTCGTTTGCTCCAGGCACAGGAGGTCAAGCTGAACACGCTCTTCAGTGGGGTCAGAGACGGCCTGAATGATGAAGATTCGGGATAGGTAAACCACTTGCATACCGGCTGTGATTGTTACGGCGGGTTGAAAGCGAATGGTGATCTTGTGGGAGACTTGCGAATTGAAGCCAGCGCCGAGGGCGTAGACTTCTTTCGACGTGATGGTGTGAATCTCAGCCCATGTTTGTAGCAGTGTGGTCCAGGTCTGAGTCAGTTGTCCGAACTCATCCTTGGTTGTGCTTGGGACATCGATTTCGATTGGGCGCTTTAGTGAACCTGCGGTAATCGCCATTACATCCACCAAAGGAACTTGTAAGGACTCAGCAGCGCATCGACCCCGAGAGGGATGGTCGTAAGCCGGTCGCCTGATGTCGCCTCGCGGTTGTTGTAGAAATGTCCGACCAGGAGCAGAATCGCTTGCTTGATGAGGACGGGGCAGGTATCTACAGTGACGCCATCGCCGTAAGAACCCGACACATAGGTGACCTTCACAGAACCGGGAATGTAATAGTCCGTTGTGGGCCACGTCAGATTGATGGATGGCACTATCCGGGCCGGTTCAGAAGCGTTATCGACCGAATATGTTGAGGGGTCCAACGTCTGCTGGGTGGCATTCACGTCCAGATAGGTAATCGAGGTGACGGATACCAGACGAGGCATCGGTAGACGTAGCGCCATTGATTCCCATAGCGCGGAGAAGCGCAGTGGATTGCGGCGTTCCATCGGCACTGTTGAGCGCCAATCGCCATAGTTGAATTGATCCAGCGACAAGACGTAAGTCTGGTTATAGATAGCACGATTAAGAGTCTGTTCCGCGAATTCGCGTGCAGCCGTAATGTAGGCCGAGATGAGGTCGTCATCCGCATCAAAGTCAACTCTTAGTTGTGCCTTTGCCTGGGCCAACGTTACAGGTTCAACGGCGGGTGGCGTAATGAGTTGATAATTGAGCAAGGGACTTCCTTATCGAATTTCAGAGGGCTTGACGCTCGCTTTCTCGCGACGTTTTGCGGGGGTAGAAGGGGCTGCAATGGCAGGTTCATCAACCGCTGTGGCGTAGCGCACAGAGATGAGTTCCCTAGCCTGTTTTTCGCTGAGGTCATAGACCTTATTGCGGAGGAGGAGCTGGCCGGGGCCAACGATAGGTATTTTGATCTGGACTTTCATGTGTGGTCTTCCCATGAGGGAACAGGTGTAATCCTGTCCCCTCTCGGGTTGTGGTTATCGGATCAACAGAGCGTTGAATGGTGAGATACCGGCATTCTTAGAAACACCACCCACACGAGTGCGGATAATGAAGCCAACTTCGTCGGTATCAGCGAAACGCTCATCCAGACGCTTGATGGTTGGGTCACCGTCAGTACGAAGGAGATAACCTAACTTGAAGTCACCGAACAGGATTGCTTTGTTGCCGGTCGCGATTGCAGGTAGTGAATCGTTGATGACTACAGGACGACCAAAGATTGTCGTGAAGGGATTTCCAGCGGGGTTGGCATCGAAGATTGGTGTGCCGGTTGTCGCTGTTAGGCCCATCAGATAGGCCCGGGTTGCGGTGCTCATCTGCCAAGAACCGTTACGTGCATAGGCAGCAGTTACAGAACCATATAGAGCAGCGATGTCTGGATAGCCAACAGTTGCGGCGGTAATGGTCTCAGCACCAGCGCCAGCGGAAGCGATTAGGCCAGCGATGTTTGAGGAGTTCCCA